TCCAGTAAATCCTCTGCTTCTTCTGTTGCAAAATTTAGTCTAAAGCTGAATATGCCGTTATCAGGGTCTACCTCATCATAATCTGCTTCATTATTGACCCCGCCAGCCATAGGCACTACAATAGGGTCATAATCCATATCAGTTACAACAAACTGGAATGTGGAATTAGGCAATATGGTTACTGGGTCTGCATCACTATTAATAAGGTTTATGACTAGTACAGGGGTTTCATACAAGTTGAAATACGGGAAATGCCGTTCAAGGATGGGTGAACCGTCAGATTCACACCACCTGTTCCTGTCAATGTCATAGTAGGAAAGAATTAGTCGCCCATCCATAATTGCTCCTTGTTAAATATAGTATACTATTGGTAGGGAATAGTCAAGGGCTGTTTGTTACCCAAGGGGGGATATTATTTGTAGTCCATGCTGGTTTATATGCTTCTGGTACGTAATCTGTATCACCAAAGATTTTAAAATCCCAGTCTATTACTAATGCGGAATGTGCGATTGATGCCGCGTATCCCTTGAACCTAACACCGTGATCGTCGTAGGTAAAAAAACCTCCAATACTGGAAAGCCCATATTTGGGTTGTGGGTAGGTATAGGATGCAGAAACTAAGTTGCTGGGCCCGAGAGTAAATGAGGGCGGAGTTGTAGGGGACACCACATCAGCAACCAACACCCACACCCGATTCGTGGCAAGCGAGTACACATTATAGGTTGCGTTAGGATCATTTTCATTTGCTGGAACGTCAAAGGAAGATGTACCCCCAAAGGTATAATCCCACCCGAACCGGTCTTCTACGTTCTCGTCTGTTTTTGTTTTCAAATTTGAGTAAGTCACCGGGATGTTCCACCAACCACCGTCCATCCTGAGCATTGCATCTTTTGATGGAAGGCCCATTTCACCAGTCACTTCATATTGAACATACACTCTCTGGCGACTGATAAACCCATTTGTGTATGCCTCTATTGGAATTGAGGGCACCGTAAACTCAAACCGCCTATTGGAGAACGATAGGCCAGCAAGATGTTGGTAATTTGTAAACGTTACCCCAAACTCGTCCGTTCGTCGAATGTGCATGTTTGCTGCATACCCAGTCGTTGTACCTTTCAATGTGGTTAGTGTATTCGTGATGATGGAAAGACCTACCCCACTATTGATTGCTGCCTCTGCATTAACCCATAACGCATCAAAATCGTCGAACGTTGAACTGTAATCAATGTAAATTGCATCCCACATACCTGAACCAATAATTTGCGCGGTCACCGCTCTGTTTGAACAAGGGAAGTCAAACTGAACAGTCCGAACCATATTAGTAGCTAACTTACGCAGTTGGTTTAGTCCATTGGTAGTTATGAAGTAAAGTGGTCTGCTGTTTGTTTCTACCTGATTCATGTTATATGGTGTACTAAAGCCGTTATGTTCCCACCAACTGTTAGTATTACCCAGTAATGGTTTAATCCTTGGGACATCAGGTGTCATGTCACTAGGTTGCCCATGTGCGTATAGTAAAAGGTTTGTGCCTCCGTATCTGGTTACAATATAGTTAGTGGTAGTAATGAGTGGCGTATTTGTAACCGTATTGTGGTAAGCAATAACTACCTCACCGGGGTCAGCAGCATCTAGCCTATGATAAGTACCAACTAATGATCCATCTGCGGTTCCCCAATAAGAGGGTGTATCCACATACAAGGTACTCCACCATCCCCAATCCCATTGATCAAGAACAATAGGCGTCCAACCCACAGCATCATCAGTATACTGTTCAACACCGTATTCGTCTTTTCCCCATCTGAATACCGTCCCCGTGGGGCGACCAGTGTCATTCCAATTTGGCGTTACAGTATTAGTCTGTGAAACAATATATAAGTTTGTATATGTTACTGATGGTTGATTTGTCGTAACAATAGTATTAGTCACATACGTATACGGAATAACCATATCTGATAAAGCAATACCCTTCATAAAGGTAGATACAGGGGCTTCTAAAAAGGCAGTACCTACTGTGTTAGTATTGTAAGGTGACCCACTCCATGTATGACTAACAGCCATGTCAAGACCACTTACCTCATCCCATGTTCTAGGGTCTAGGTATATCACATTGGCATTGGTAATAGCTTTACGCATTAAGTCTGCGGCCAACACTAAATCTGATGCTTTCCTAAATACTGTTGTAGTATATGCAGGTGTAATCCAGTCAGTGACCCATTTACGCTCTACAGCAGCAGCAACACAAGCAGTAATATCCTCACCAGCTATATAGGGCATACGGTTCTGATACCACAGGACACCTGTGATTGTCACACCTGCAGATACAACTACACCTAATGCGTACTGCCTGATCGTCATGCGTACATCCCCATTTCTGGTACAGAATTTACATATTTCAGTACTAGTGCCCACTTCGCCTTGTCTGCGTCATACTTGAGTTTGCATACCAACAACCGCATATAATCTGCGTCTGCATTTGCAGCCTCTATGGTAGTATATACTACGTCACTTAATGTTTCAGATAGCAGTAACGTACTGTCTATAGAACCGTCTATAACACTGATTTTAACACCACAGTAATATGTACCTGATGCAGTAATAGATGTCAGTGAAAACACAGGATCAGTAAGCAGTTTGTATATAGGTGACCTAAGATATATACAGTTTTTAAAAGTAACACTAGGTTGTACTTCAGTTACACCGACAACTGGTGGTATTGCATTTGGGTCTGCAGTTACAGGTGCTACATACTGGGTGATTACCGGATTCCAAAGTAATGATGCAGGTGCGGTTGTTATGTTCTCAAAGTAGATACCGCGTTGCACACAAGGTACATATACCACATCTGAACCATGTACAGCTAAATCATAGTTAGATAGCAGTAAATCCGTTTGTCCAGCCTTAATCGTACTATTGGTAGTCCATACATCTAAATCCGTTTTACCGAACTGTGTCCATAGAATATCAGCTTGGTATACATATATCTGGTCGTATGACGTTGCGGAACTTGAAGTAGATAGCGTTACCTTAGCAATATAGACATAAGGAGCAGCAGTACTGCGCGATTCAGTACTAGTAGCTACACGATGGATACTAGCCGCTTTAATATCGGCTTGTAACTGGGTATACTGCGTTCGTTTTAGTATCATTATATGCCTATACTATTGCGGAACCTACAGGAGGGGCTGTCCAAATCAATTCATCTATAAATGTTTTCAACGCCGCCCAATCATTTATACGTTTAGTTAGATAAAGTACTGCCGCCTCACGATTCATTGCTTCTTGTGGTAAGCCAGTTGTAGTATTAACTGCAAGTGGAGCACCAGTTTCACAATCTATAAATATGGGTTTTTCTATCAACTCTTCCGTTGTTGACTTTCCATCCTTTACCCTTATCTTAGTTAGTTTACCTGCTGCAGGTGGCGCGGCATCTAGGTAATTATAACTTAGGTTGAGTACTGAACGTATCCATGTTTCAGGGTTATCTAAAATTGTTATTGTAATCTTATAGTAAGCATAGTTTCTGTTATTTACCTTACTATAGTACCAAAGGTCTTCAATATTTACACTGCTGATATAGCCATTATAGCGTTTAATCTCATACCCATTTATATCAAACACGGTAGGAGCCTCCTTTACAGCATACATACTATAGGAGAGGGCTACTAAATCCTTTACCTGCGTAAATACATGCTTTTCTGGGTGTACCTCATCCTCCCCCTTAATACTAGCAGTTAAAGTAATAGCAATCCCCCCTACAGGCTCTTCCGGCAGGTTCATAGGTTGCTCATTTAGTGGTTTTATTACTAAAGGCACATTTGCTTCTGTACCTGTACCTAATGCGCCAGTCGCCATACCAGTCCCACTAAGCCCTAGGTCTTGTATAACAGTAGGGGTAAGTACGTTTAAATATTGCCATCCTAAATAACCATACGCCATGTCCATAGCGCGAGTCATGGACGTATCTGAGGAAAAGGATAATGCTGCTGGCTGTTTCCAAGGCAGGGATAGGTCTCTATCTATATCATCGGATTCCGCCATTGCCCATTTATAGTTTACAGTAGCTTCGTATATATGTACGTCACTAGTAACAGTACATACTACATTATCTACAATACAATCTAAAATAGTAGGATGTACCGTACCTTTTTGTGGGAGAGCAGCTAAAACCGTTTCTGTATCTGCGTAACTATCTGCCTCAACCTCAACAATAAACTTGCGAGTAGCCTGTGTAGCACGATAGTTTACCTTCTTAACGAGTTGTGTGTCAAACCCAAAAGAATCACCTAAACTAGTTACTTCCCTACATAATAGAATACCCATAATTTACTCCGTAACAGCGTCAATTATTACTTCATTTGTAATCTTTTGCTCATCATTACCGTCTCTAAGTAATCCCGCTAACTCACTACTTTGTTTACGTACTTCGTCCCTTAAACGGTCAATTGCATTAGTTACAGAATTCTGCGCGTCCTGTGTTGCGTTAAATCCTGCCTGTGTGCCATACTCTGCAAAGTCAGCATTTTGCCCCCGCGCCCCGATTAATAACTCATTCAGGGCACTATCTGGTGTAGTAGGTACTGCTGATGTTTCTGGTTCTGCCAGCACCGGAGCAGGTACCTCTGGTATAGAGGGCATAAGTTTATCAAGGTACGCCTGAATATTCTTTTCAAATACACCACCAGTAAATAAATACTTTAGTTCTTTGCCTATACCTGTAAAATCAGTACCAGATAAACGTATTTGTTCTGCTCTATTCCACTCCGCTTCTGCCTTAGCTTTCGCGTCATCATACTTTATCGCACGTTCCTCATACTGCTGCTGCGATTCATTTGCACCTTTAGCAGGCATATTGGGGTAGATAAACGGCTTTTCCCTAGCTGCAGGTTCCTCACCTGTTACCCAACTCCACGCCTTCTTACCTACCCATTCAAACGCATGCCAGATAGCCTTTACCAACTCTATTATAACACCAAAAATAGTCTCAACTGTACTTATAATTAGTACGAATGCACCACCTATTGTTTTAGTAAGAATACTAAATATAAAAGTTACCCACTCGAAGGTCTTACCTAATGCCTTTATATTTAGACCACACCCGTCTAATGCGGGGATAAGGGTCACTGATAATGCATCGGCTAGTCCCTTAAAGAACAGGTATACAAGTGCCGCAATACCTAGAAACTTAGTGAAAGCAATACCTGCACGACCAACAGATACAAGTAATTCTTTAAAAGATTTACCTAGCTTGGCAAAGAACGCACCTATGCCTGCCCCACCCATACTATTCAGGTTTTTGTTATTGCCTGCAGTTTGCGCATAGGATAGGAACCGTCCATTGGGGCCACGGCCTTGCATTTTAGCGGGATTAGGTACACCAACACCGTAAACTCCAGTTTGCGCAGCAGCTACTTGTAGTAACTGCGTCGTAGTCATACCAGCTAGTTTCTTCTTACTGGGTATACCTGTTACCGCATTGCCTATACTGCCTGCATTTAAAAGGGATAAGGTAAAGATAGCTGACTTCAATATGCCAGTTAACAGTAGAAAAGCGGAACCCACCGATAGCATCATAGTGGAGGCAAACAATAGTTTCTTTGTTGCATCCGGTAGTCTACCTATCGTATCAATTAACCTTGTTAATGCCTCAACAAATTTTAATAACTTGGGGCCAATTACTTGCCAGAAACTTAGTTTAAGATTAGTAAAAGCGGCGGACATCCTAGCCATTATAGTCTGTGGGTTACTCTGTGCCTCCGCTACCTTCTTTATAAAATCAGGGTGCGCAGTTGCCATCTGTTCTCTGAATTGGGCAAGCTGCACAGGATTGGCATTGGCAAGTTTAAGGAAAGCAGTGATTTCACGCTGCATCATTCCTAATGCAGTAGCGATTTCAGGAGTGGCGTTCTTTCCATCATTCGTAACCATCTTGATATATGTTATTAAATCCTTACCAGCACCGGATTCAAACATATCAGCAGCAGATTTATACCCTTGCTGCTTTGCAACAAAGTTGAGACCTGATTTGGACTGTGAACTTTCTTTCCAGATACGGGTATAGATATTACGAATAGCGGTGGCTACTGACTTACCGGATACACCACCTTGCGTAGCCATAGCCATAGCTACATTCAGTTTCTGGAACGCGTCAGGGTCTCTCAAAGAGGATGATACTGCTACTACCTGCTTAATCGTATTAGCATACTCTTCCCATGAAATCGTACCCAAGTTAATGGTCTGAATCATCTCAGCCATTGTCTTTTCATAATCACTAGACTGAATACCAAAAGAGTTAATGACACTGGTAAAACCTGACGCAACAGCCTCTATAGGCGCATCGCTAGGGTAAGCAAGTTGCGCGTTGGCAATGGCTTTTTGGAAATTAGTAAGTTGCGTTACAGTCTTTAACTGTGCTTGACCGCCAATATATGCGATTTTCGATAAATCCAGTTGGGACATAGCAACGGTACTGGATATACCTTTTTGGGCGTCTCTAAACTTTGTAAGTGTATCGGAAGTCATGTCAGTGACGTTCCGAATCTTCATCATATTGGTATCAAATTCAATACCCACCTTACTAATTGCCCGAATAGCAAGTAGGGTGGGTATTGTGATACCTAGATTGAGTGCTGCACCAATGCCAACAAGAGATTGCGCAGACGTGCGCATTTGCATTGCACTAGTGCGCATCTCTTTGGACGCGCTACGAATAGCAAGATTGAATTGCGACGTATCAGCCAGCATCACTGTACGAATAACACCAAGATAACTTGTCATGCTTATCCTTTCTTATTCGTAGGAAACATACGCTGTAATGCTAACTTATTCCGCTCATTAACTGATAGTCCTGCATCAGGTTTAGCTTTAGGTTTCTCAAACTTTAACAGGTAGTCAGTGATTTTGATTTGCTTCTTGCCCGACCCTAACAAACTACTCAGTAAAGCATTAGTATGTGCTGATCGCCAGTCTGCACGATCTTCACCCCAAGGTTCTAGCGTGGAGTACGCTATCCATTGGTAAAACTCATCCGTGGTCATTGAGGCATCCAGTTCTTCCACTGTACGCCCCAATGCCATAGCTAACCTGAACTTAAACTTAAGGATTGGGTTGGAGTGGAAATTGCGCCTCCGCAGAAGCCAACTCCTTCTCACTGAACCCATACGCTTCCCATACACGCAGGAAGAATACACGAATGAAATCTAATGTTACATTACTAGCAAGGTCAGCAATCTGTTCAGGTGTAGTGTAAAGTAGCGCACCCTTCTCATCTACAAGTAGTGAAGCCAGTAACTCTGCAATCGGTTGGGTATTCTGCGTCCCATTTTCCGTAGTTTCTAGCGACTTGCACTTTTCCTGTAATGCAACAAGTTCCGCGTTCCGTAACTGCTTGACAAGGACAGTGGTATCCTCATCCAGCTTTACAGCCTTTGGCTTGCTCAGGTACTTGTTTAGTGCTGATACATCAGAAATAATCATATAGTCTTTCTCTTATCTTAGGCCCAAGTTGGGGCAGTTTCAGTGATCGTGCGAGCAGACCCAACACCTGAAATAACGGTATTGGTAACAACAATAACGCCATCCATCTTAGCAGCTTCGCCAACTGTAAGAGCAGAAGGTGTCAGACTACGAAGGTATCCGTAGAATGTCAGTGACCCCCAGTTAGGGATTGTAATGACAATCTGACTGTTAGTGTTGATAGGTGCAGACGCAAAGATGGATGGATCGTAGTGCGCACTAAAGGAACATTCTCCAACGTCCTTCAATGTCTGTGCCATCTTAGTCTTAAATTCTGTATTACCTAGTGTAGTAATATCAATAGCATCACCACCATCCCAAGCAGGCGGGGTAATCTCAATTCCGTAAACAGTCCATGTGCTACCGATAGACATAGTAGTACCGGATGGTTCAAATGCGTTCTTTCCAATATCAGCCATAATAACTCCTTTAGTTAGGGTTTATTTAAGAATACCATTATTCAGTGAGAACGTCAAGTACGCACACTGCGTCGCATGACTTTTATAAGGAAACAGTGTATATACATGTCTGCTTTCCCATAAATCAGTTTCGGGGGTGATACAAGTAATGCAGACTCATATTTAGTCTTATCAGGACTAGTATACCCCTTCATAGCCTCAACAACAACACGAATCCTGTCTACTAGCTCATAGCCACGACTAGGGGTATCAGTACGTACAAATACGTCTACTAAGTCATGCTCATAGGCTATAGCGTCTAGTCTGCGTTCAAACTTTCCCCCATCAGGGTCAGAAAACACAACTGCTTCCTTAGCCTTGTCGAGCGCACGAGGGTAAAACAGGGTTTCGCCTACCTTGCCTATTCCCTTACTAGCACAGTAATCCATGATTTCTTCCGCACAACTTTTCATTCTATACCTCTTATTGCCATGTCTAAAGGTGTGATTTCACCACCATTATTTACTGATGGAACACCAAATCCCGCACTACTAGCAGACTTCAAGAAACTAAATGCACCTTTAGCCCTTCCTGTCTTAAAATCTAGGTTCGCGCCCTTGCCCCTTGTTGCCATTGTCATAGCCTTACCTATGCCTACAGCTACCGCAGCTTCCATAGCTTCACTACTGGCCGTTTCCGTGTCAGCAATGGCCCTTTCCATGTAATGCGCCCCTTGTGGTGGCCCTTGCCCTTCACTGTCACCAAATACAGAGGGTGGGGGTGGCCCATTAATGGTATAACTCGTATGTATGTCATCTTCTACAAAATAGGCATACGGTGTGTTTGCTTCTACCGTCCACATTAAGGGGTTTGCAGTCGGTACTTCCTGTATACTTTCTCGTAATGCGCCTGTATCCTCTGGTGCGTTTTCCCTTGCGGTTTCTGCTACACTCTTTGCGTTACGCCGCGATGCAGCAGATATTGAAATCTGTACAGATGGGGGTATACTGCGTAACCTAGCATATACTTTATCCCATCCCATTGAATTGACATGTATCTGAACTAGTCCATTAGCAGGATTCAGTAGTCCTTTAACATAACTACCGTGCGAGTATCTACCCCCTCTAAATATACTATGCCATAAGTTTGCCATTTACTGCCCTAGATAAGCGTAACATGCTACCTTGTCAAAGTTAGTCATATCTGCATTGCGGAGTGTAGGAGTCTTTTCCACTTTCCGCACAAAGCTCACGTCATCCAGTGAAGTAGGGTCAGTAGTGTCACCAACTTCTGCAGTTAGTAGTCCTAACTTTAGTATATCGCCTACTTTTATATCACGGTCAACAAGTACAAGTGAGTTACACCTGTGCTCTATGCTATCAGCGGTAAACTGTTGTGATTCAAGCCCTTCCCATCTGCATTTAATTTGTACAGGTAATTCATATACGCTAGTACCACGGCCATTGTCACCCTTACTGCGCCACAGTATTGCGTCATGGATTCTGCACTTCTTAATTAGTTGCATAGACGGTCTCCGTATCAGCAGGAAGCGTGCCAAGCCATGTAATACTTATCTTTTTACCCAGTAATGTACCGCCGCTTAACATCTGTGCCTGTTGCCCATACTTGGTATACTGTAATCCTAATCCTACCTTGTATTGTACAGATTGCTGTACCTTACCTACACCTTCAAACGAACTTACTGGATTTGTAATAGCAGCAAAGTGAGCAGCTAAGTATAACTCAATTAGTTTCAGTCTCGCAGCAGTATACGCAGTAGAAGTGCCAAAGTATTCCCATACAATACTGTGTGCTGAACTTATAAACAAAGTGGTAACTGCCGTACTGTCTAATTCGTTACATATACTCTTTAGTTCCGCGTCACTAATCAGGGGCGTTCCTTCTGTCATGTGACCTCCATAAATTGTTCTAGTCTGCTTGCTACCGTGATTCGTGCTGCACGGGTAATGTCAAATAGTAATCTATCCGCTTTATACATATCTGTGTCAGATACATTCTGATATGTGACTCCACAAGTTATATTATACAATCGCTTGAACTCTGTCAAGACGGAGGCGTTCCATCTAGTACCATATACCTGTGTTTCAAATAGTGGATGATTGTAATAGCCTAGTGTAACAAATGTCCGTTGCGGTATAGCCAATCCACTGCAATGTAAATCATTATGTGTTAGTGACAGTATCGCGCCGCAGATTCTATCCTTATCACTTAATGCTGCAACTACTTTCAAACCCCAGTCTTGTTCAGTTTCGTCTATAGTCGTAGTAGGTGCAATGTATAACATTATGTCACCTAATGCGCGTGCTGCTAGTATAT